CTCCCCGCTGGGCATGACCCAGCGACTACTCTCATTGATGTCTGAGAGTAAGGACTTTGTGGTTATCGGAGAAGAGGTTGACACGGAGCCCCAATAAGGTTCCCCATGTGTATCCACACCTCTCCGCAAAGTCCAAGCCAAGAGAGATCTATCACACGCCGGGAGGCGTGATCGGATCGGAGCCATAACTTTGCACGAAATCCCAAGATTTACATCCTGGGGTCTTCTCGCAAAGAGAGTCGCAGGTAAAAGCCACCCGTCATCCCCAGAAACCCCGAAGGGCAACTGGAAACGACGAGTAGCACCCGCTCTCCTCCAGATGGCTTGCCAGGGAACGAGCAGCCGCTTTTCAGCGACAAATCCATTCCCAAAGCGATAAGCCAAGCGAAGAAGGCGATTACCGCAACGAACCGTTTCCGGATCGAAGCAGACCAGCTCTTTCTGATAAATCGGTGTAACATCTTCTCCTTGGAAGTAGTGTTTCCCGCAGCTCTCATAAAAGTTTCCTTCCAAAAAGGATTTCTCCAAATTGGTCTGGAAGCCTATGAAAGCAAGCGCTCGCACTACTTCCTTCGCAATGAATTGCGAACAGATGATGTCATCTCCGTAAACCAGAATCTCTTCTTTCGATTCCATCAGACTAGCAACTGAGCTAGAAATAGCCCAGAAGATCAGGGATTCGAGTTCAAAGGTGAACCCGTTCCCCATGGACGAAAACTTTTCTAAGGTAATCGTCTCACCTGATGGCAACGCGGCCTTACGGCTGCGAATGCTATCAAGAAAGTCTGCCCAATCGAAAGGTAAGAGCTCGTAAACAAGCTCTATCGACATCGAATCACTTGCTGCCTTGAGGTCAAGGGTAGCAAGACCGTCAGTATAAGCGCGGGATGCGCCCATCTGGTTCGGTACCTGGTCATTCAGGTTAATTCCTACCCGCTGAAGTCGCGATCGAATATAGCCTCCGGCTCCTTTCTGAAGGAAGCCGTTAGCTCTAGGTTCTTTCGCTATAACGCGGTGGGTTTTCGCGTTTTTCGGCACAGTGTCAATTTCGCACGTCTCCACAAGGGATAGTACGTTATCGAGGTACTGAAAAGGACCAGAAATGTCCTCAACAGGCACTCCTAAGACACGACTCGACCAATGAAGGTCGGAGGCAAGCACACTCAGGAAATATTCTGAGGCAGCTCGCGTGCACGAAATAGGGAGTTGGCAAAGTTTAGTGTCGACAAAGGCACTACGACGTGGAATATCGTCAGTAGCACCCGGTCCCCAACCAAACCTGTCATCAATTGCAAAACTACTGAAAGGACCCAGTAACCTAGAGATTTTTCTTTTCGCCGTAAACAAAACGGACGAAATGAAGGGATCAATACCCTTCTTTCTAGATTCCCGGAGTCTATCGTTCGTCTCACGACATGATAGTTCCGAAGATTTGAACTTCGTTAACGCCTCCTCTTCTAAATCAAGACCTGTAGATAACCCCTTCCACTTGGAAAGGAAGGAGATCACCACATAGTCCATCTTAAAAGAGTCGGCATCCAGGTAATCTCGATGGTGAATTTCCATCTTGGCCAGCTCAAGCTGATTATGCTTAAAGCGAAGCCAAGCACCTAACGAGATCGGCGTATCAACCGACTTGCACAGAGCGAAGAAAACTTCGCCTATATGGGAAGACCCATCATGCTTGTCCATCGTAACCCTCTATAAACGTTGCAATTTCCGGTTTCCCGGGGGCGATCTCCTAACTGCGAAGTTAGAAGACGTTCTGCAGGGTTTCCACCATTGCCACGACCTGGGTGTCATTGATCAGATTCGTGGAGTACTTGCGTACGTCCTTGCGATCCTGAAGCAATGCCCGTTCGGACATGATGAATTCGATGTTCACGCGTGGCGTGTACGCGATCGTCGGACTCGGAGTGTATCCCGAGTCTGCGACGCCCAGCGCTTCCACCTTCGGGGTGTGAATCCCGATCTTGACGCGGTTGACACGGTCATCCGAATTTTGACCGGCTTGAGCTGGCAGAGGACGAACGAGCTGCAACGAGATGCGGTTGTACGCAATCGAAGCAGTGCCCGTTTGGTCTTCGAACCACCACACGCCGTTCTTGTCCGGGCCGAGGGGGATGAAAGTGTGACTCACAGGGGTCGCCTGTGCATCCAGCAAGACGATGTTTGCTACTGCTGACATGGAAAAACTCCAGTTGTTTAGCCTTTTGAAGAACACTTCAGAAGTGTCAGGCCACGGTGGATGAAATGGAGGAAAACCTCCGGAACCGGATCAAAAGATCCGACCTATTATCCTATCAGTGCTTTCGGCCAGGAAGGAGTTGACCGAGTAGTGCGGCAGCTGAAATTAACCGAGAAGTCCCAAGCTTTGGATCAAAGCGAGGGGCGCGAGGGAACGGAATACCGCCAAGAGGCGTTCTCCGGAACCCAAGCTTCCAACTACTAGCCGTACTGTACTCGTAAGTGGTGTCACCGTTGGGAGCCGTATACCCCTGGGTTCTAAACCCAGTGGCAGTAGACTTCCAAGACTCGGAGACGAAACCACTCACAAAGTCAGTACGATAAAGTAGCGCGTTCTCGAAGTTTCGAAGATACCCGCCAACGTCGACAAACCAATCGACGACAAACGAGTATGGAGTTAACTCCCAAGCAATCGAAACCGGATTCAGGCTGGTGAACCCAGCAAAAGAATCCAAGGCGCTCTGAGTAAAGGCAAATTGAGCCCAGACTTTGCAACGATACGATCTCTCGTAATCTTGCTGGATCCGGACGGTGTCTTGCCCATTCCCAGAGGTACTGGAGGTCCTGATGACGTTCTTAGCAGAACCCTTGGTATAGAAATACCGAGGGCCAGTAGGAGCTTTCATCAGGCGGTCCGCGGTTCCGTATATGGAAGAAGCCAGAGGCTTCCAACCATACGTGAACTCGAGCCACAGATTTCCCCAGTCCTTAGGGTTAGACCGACGCATCTTGCGAAACGTCGTTGCGAGGTTAGCCATGCCACGCAAGGTATCGGCAATCATCTTCCGGGACTTGTGAGCCTCGGCGAAGTCGATACTTAAGTCTACGTCACCTCTGATCGAATCGTACAGCCTGCCCAGGGCAGAGTTATACGTCGAGGTGTCGAAATCAGCGAAGAGAGGGGTCGGTTGTCCAGTAAGGACTCCCGAACTTACATAGCCGTTTCCGCTTCTGTCATAAACAGACTTGGAGCCGACATATGTCCCGTTGCTGGTTTTTACGTACTGGTGAGGATTGGGGTGCTTGCGATCCCCATTCACCGACGACCACGAACTGAGATATTCCATGCGGATATCCGTTATCACCTGTTGGAAGGTGGTTTGGGAAGGTCCTGGAAGCCCAGTAATAGTGGTAGTGTTATTCATCGCCTTCTCGAATTTGAAATCGAAAAGAGGATGAGACAAGGGCCGATCGGGCCTTGGAGGTCGGTAGAAGTGGCGCATGCGCTTAGCATGCACTTTTCGACGCTTAACAACCGCTGAAGAAACTCCATTTCGAGCTTTCGCTCGTAACACCTTAAGGATAGCTCGCTTGCGAGCTTCCGGTGAGAGAAACTTCAGATAGGGATGAGCGTCTAACAACCGTCGATCTCTAACACGAAGTTCGTCGCGCTTCTTATGAAATATTTTACGTTTCATAACGTCCTTTGCTTAGTTGGTTGCCCAACTTGCACTGAAGCTGGGGACGGCGACAGGTTCACGACAGCAATTTCGTGACCTTCTAGACAGAAAAACTGTCTAGCGTTGCTTCTCTTCGGGGGTAAGAACCTTATCCCTACTGAAGAAGCACTTCACTAGTCATGGATCAAATCCTAGCTCTTACGAGCGACTAGTAGGCGCGGCTTTCGCGCCTAGATGGGGTCTCCATCACCATGCCTGGTGATGGG